GGAGGTGAGATAATGATGTGTACAAGAATGTATATAACGTTGTATACAATGATGTGTACAAGAATGTATATAACGTTGTATACAATGATGTACCAAAATTGGGGAATAGACCCAAACATGGATACATGGAGGTGAGATAATGATGTGTACAAGAATGTATATAACGTTGTATACAATGATGTACCAAAATTGTTAATAATTTGTTCGTAAAATGTTAATAGTTTGTTCAACACTAGGGGCCGGTTTTGTGGTAGAATAATAATGTCAAAAGGAACTGAACAAAAAAGAAAGTAAAAATATTATGAAAAAGGAACGTATAACTGCCCTGATGAGTCTTTGCAAATTAAGACGAAACGGCCTTTTGGCCGTCGGCAGAAAATGCCAAATATTATATGTCCTATCATGACGTTAAACTGTAGAAAGGTATTTATTATGATGTACACTGTTATTGTTGCTGCTGGTGAGAACGTTCGTATGGTCAAGATTGAGGCTGAGGACACTAAGGCTGCTCGTGCTAAGGTTGAGCTTGCTGAGGGTGAGAAGATTTTTTCGCTGAAGTCTGAGTCTGAGCATGCTCCTCGTGGTACTGCTACTTGTGAGGTGACTTATGTTACTGTCGATCGCGATGAGAATAACAAGTTTGTTCTGAATCGTGCCACCAAGGTGGTTCACGGCACTGCTGGCCAGGGCAAAAACGCTGAGCGCGATGTCAAGCTGTTTGCCAAGAAGGCCAATGACGAATTTCCTAAGGGTTGTCTGATTGAGTCCATTGTTAAGATTGCCGACTGAGTCCTCTGATGAGTCTTTGAAAATTAAGACGAAAGGGCCCTTTTCAGTGGGCCCTCAGGACAAAATAGAAAGGTAGGTTATTATGAAAAAGATTTTGCTTTCTGATGTGCCAGTTGGTAAATCATTTGTTTTCAATCATCGCATGTATTGTCGTGCCGGTTGGTTATCTCCAAAAGGGTATAACACCATGGATATACCTTGTATTCCTCTTGGTGTTATTAACGATAAGTCCGAGCGTCATTTTTATTGTTATACTAGTGTTGAGGTTTAACTATGGTTATTAAGTTGTTCTATCACGCCCATAAGTGTGCTGATATTTTTGTTGACTATTTGGTTTTGAGTGATGGTGAATGGGTTGGTGCAAAGAATGGTGAAACGGTTTGTCGATTTGACGATAGTCAGTATGATGTAATTAAAACTGATTATGGCTTTGAGGTGAATAAAGTAGTATGACAGTTAGAGAATTGTTTTGTGCATGCAATAATTTTCAGTATGATGATATAATTATAATTAAAGACTTATATAAAATGTTGTATAAATCAACATTTGCTGATGTGCTGAAAACTGTATATGCTGAATATACAGTATTGTTTTTTGATTATAAGGCAATGTATATTGAAGTCCTCTGATGAGTCTTTGAAAATTAAGACGAAAGGGTCCTTTAGTGGGCCCTCAGGACTATAGGTCCAGAAAGGAAGTTATATTATGATTCGTTTGATGCTTGATCGTTACAACGATGGTGAAAAGGCAATGTTGAAACAGTTGTTCATTGAAGCAAAGGAATCCGTTGTTAAACAGTCTGATTGCAACGGTGACGATTGTTACCAGTGCCCTTATAAGCATGTTTGTGAAGACCTTGTAGCAGTAAAGCGTTATTTGACAGAGATTTTGGAGGGATAATATGGCAAAGAAAGCTAAATCTAAGAATAAGATGCCTACGGTGTGCTCATATAGTCGTAGCATTATTTATCATTGTGAGTATACGGATTGTCCGTATCACATTTTGAATTTGTCTACTGATGCTAAAAATTATTATGTAAAACATCATTGCCAGCTTGATTGTAAGAAATTTGATGGTGAGTAATATGGCACAACTACCTAATGGGACTAAGACAAAACATATTGTGATTAAATTACCCGGTGAGGCAGTTTCACGCGTTGTAATTGATAAAAACAGTTTATTGTGGCTTGCGTATTCATTGGAACGTGAATATGTTTGGCTTCATGGTTATTTGGATGATTATGTTAGTATTCGTTCGTTAAGTTCTGACTTACTTCGTTCAAAAATTATTGCATATAAAATTGATGGACCTCGGACATTATCTGTTATTCTCGAAGGTAGCGGTTATAGAAAATGGAGTAAATAATATGGTTACTAAAACTAAATTTACTGAGCTTAAGAATATTAGACCTGGTACCTTGATTAGTTATGGTGGTCATTATTACATTAAATCAACTGAAGTTAAAGTAGATAGAGAGTATGTTGTTAAATCAATTTGTTGTGACATAATTACAGGTGAAATTTGTTACATTGATTTAGACAAAAGTTGTGACGTATATGAACACGTAAACATTAGTTGAGGTGAATAATGTTCATTATATTTTATACTGGTTTAGTTGTTGCCTATATTGTATATTGTTTTCAGTATAATTGGAAACAAATAGATAAATCAACAACTTTTATTTTATTGTTGTTAGGATTTATTATGTGGGCTCAAGTAATATTTGCGTAATTTGTGTTAACACGTTAGTGTTACAATATATTTAATAGTTGGCGAACTTAAAACGTAGGAGATTTGTTATGGCTTTTAAGAAGGGTAACAAAAAGAATGGCAACCGTAATTTCTTTAAGTTTAAGGATGCTGAAGGCAAATGTGCTAAGGTTGAAGAAGGTTTGATTTGGCTGAAGTCTGGCCAGTTCCAGAGTTGTGGCGTATCTGTTGCGATTGATGATACGACGACTATTTCCGATTGGTCGCGCACTATTGCTCTGGACGATGTTTATGTTTTCGTGCAGACGAACGAGAATGGTTATCCGACTCTGGTTATTTCGTCCCATCCTATTGAGGAGTAAAGGAGCTTAAATAATGTTCTACCATCAACGTGATTCTCCGGTAAAGGGCCTTTGTTAAATAATTAACAATTGTTAACATAAGGTACGCAATATGAGTAAGTTACAAGATACACGAAAAATTGTTCAAAAATATGGACAAGAATATGGCTGGGAGTGGTCAAGAGAAACTGGTTTGATAAACAGGGCATCAACCTATGGACAGTCATTTCTTGACCAGTGGAATATTATCGATGATGCGAAAGAAGGACAAGGGCATGCACGTGAGTTAATTAGTGCAATTCAGTATTTATCTAAATATGAACTAAGTGAATCGGCAAGAGCAATTCGTCGTCGTAAAACTAGATTGGCTCCTGTCGAACAGTTGTATCAACAACGTGCACTTGATTTGATTGATAAACAACTTAATCAGTTGAGGACTGAAACAGATGAAACAATGCGAGTTTTGCAGATTCAGAATATTCATCGTGAAAGTTCTGAAAATGCTTTTCGTCAGACTCCTAAACAGCGTTCTTCTTGTACTGGTATTTCTGCCCGTGCTAAGCATTCGGTTGTGCAATTGGATAAAGCGCTACATTCAGATGAATTGTTAGTTAAAGCAGAAACAGTTACACTTGATGACTATGAAGCACTAAAAGAGGTTGCACAATATTTTGGAGTAAACCTTGATGAAGTTGCAGAACGTCATAAAGTCGCTGAGGGTGATCCATATAAAGCCCTCGATAAAGCATATATTGAAGTTAGTGAAACTATTCACGATAGTATCTCGCAATTAGGACCTGATGATTATGCTGAGTTAATGGCATCACCTGTTTATGCTAAAATGGTAACATTGTATGGCATTGATTTTTAATGGATTATGGTAACATTAAAATTCTACAACAACGAATGTGCGAAGTTAAAATTGATTCAAAAAAGAAACGTTCACAGCGTTATGTTCCAACTTCAAATTATCTACTGTCATTTGATATTGAGACTACTTCATGGACCGATTTATATGCGACAATGTATGATTGGACATTAGGTGGTGCTGATTATAATGATTTAGTTTTGTGTAAAAACAATAACGATTTGAAAGAATGCACAACATGTGTGTTCGGTAGAACATGGAACGATTTTGATTTATTATGTAACATTTTGAATGGTACGGCTGAAGACTTAAATGCACGATTTATCATTTTAGTATATAATCTGGCGTATGAATGGTCTTATTTGCAAAAGAACATTAACTTTATTCGAGATAATTATAATCCCGAATATCCAACAGTTATTGAAGGTAAACATAGTATAATGTCCGTATTAGCAGGTAATTTAGTTTTTCTTGATGCTACAAGATTATTTGGTCTTGGTTCATTAAAACAAAATGCTGCGAAATACGGTTTTGAAAAATTGGAGTATGATTATGATGTAAAAAGACATTTTGAAACACCGTTGGACGATAAAGAAATTGAGTATAATGAAAATGACGTACTTATTACGCTCGGCGCATGGGCAATGTGTTTATGGAACAATGGATATAAATCTATTGAAGGTGCTCCATATACAAATACTGCTATGATTAAAGATGTTTTGAAACGTAATGAGTCAGTAAACAAAATTGTTGGTATTCGAGAACAATATCGTTCTGACAATAAGAAACGTAAGAATCATATTAAGAAACATAATGTTAGTTTATTCGATGAAGCTTTGGATATAGCAACTGAAGTATTTCCAAAAGAAATGCCATTGGAAGATGTTGCTAAATTTCTTGAAGCAGCGTTCTCCGGTGGATTTACACATTGCAATATTTTTCAACAAGGAAATTTATTTTTTAACGTCGCATCTATGGACTTAGGAAGTGCATATCCTGGTGCTATGATGGCAACATGGTATCCTAGAAAACTTAAAGTTGTGTTAGACACAGACAAGCAGTTTAATAGGTTAATGAAATATTTGCTATCTAAATATGATTCTCCATTAAAATTAGCCAAAGCTACTCGTGATAAACTTGCAGGATTCGCTGTAGTTACAGTTAAGTTAAAAGATGTATCGATTATAAATCAGGTCAATGGATTTACGTTACCTTTAATGTCGAAACATAAATTATTATCTGTTACTCCAGACGCATTATTCGACAACGGTAAATTAGTTGAATGTTCAGAATGCGTTATTTCGTGTACAACTATTGATTTATTAACATGGCATTGGTGTTATAATTACAATATAGTTGAATGTACGCAAATGTTAATTGGTTCAGATATTCAACAATTGCCACAATATTGGAGGAATGCTGTTGATTATTGTTATCGTGCAAAAACAGTGTTGAAAAATACATTGCGTTTATATCGTGAGAATGGTGATTGGCAATCAGAGTATAGAAAAATTCCTGGTATTGATGATGTTGAAATAAAACACGTTGAAGATATGGAAGAACATGAAGCAGTTTATTATCTCGATATGGTCTTGCATCAACGTAAAGGCGAACTTAATGGTTTGTATGGAATTATGGTCATGCATATCGTTCGTCGTAGTTATCAATATAATGAATACAAGGATATTGTAGAAGGTGAAAATTCAATACGTGAAGCAAAAGATGCGACATGTTACTTATGGGGCATCATAATTACATCTATTGTTCGTCTATGGGAAGTGACTTCTTCAATATATATGGCGGAACACAAATGTTTACCATTATATTGGGATACAGATTCCGTAAAATTATATGTACCTGATGATGTAAATATTAAAGTACTTATTGACAGTTTCAACAATGAAACTGGTTCTATGGTTGAACAATATCCAGCATTAGGTGCGTATGATTATGAGGGTACATATTATGCTTTTAAGTCCTTAGGTTCAAAACGTTATATTGCATGTGAGAAAAACAAGAAAGGTAATTACGAATGGGAATCGACAATTGCAGGATTGCCGAAGAAAGTTTATTCCGAGTTTTTGACACAAATATTAAATAAGAATCTTAAATATACAACGCTTAATAAAGCGATTGAAGCATCAGCGTTCTATTTCAAACCAAATATGTATGTTGATGAATCTGCGACAAGTAAATTGATTCCTAAATATGTTGATGTGGCAGAACCTGTTAAATTAGTTTGTACTGATTATTTAGGTAAATCGGTCAATGATGAATTTTGGCCTGGTGCTCGTTTGTCTGGTATACAGTTTGCAATTATGTCGCTTGAATCATGTGAAAATCGTAATTATCAATTGTTATGCAATCGTATGCAAAATAGAATCTCTGATGATTTAGACCCGTTAACGGTCAAGTTCGATTATGATAGAAAGGAGTATACAATCGTTGATGGTGCATTAAATATTCCGGAACTGAAAGTTTATATGTACCAACGTGATGTTAATGTATATGTATGAAATATTATTCTATTGACCGTATTTGGAATTTACATCCAGATTATGGTCTGATTATTGGAGGACGTTCAAACGGTAAATCGCATGCAACAGCACAACAGTGGATAAAGAATTATCTTAAAACAGGTGCACAATTTGTTCGTATTATTCGATATTTATTCGATATGCAAGGTAAATATGTTGCGAATTATTTTGATGATAATTTATTAGCTTGGCTTGCGAAAGAATACAATAAAGAAATTTGGTATGATGCACCGTATTATTACATTAACGATATCGGAGCTGATAAAAAGAATAAAGATATTATTGGTTATGTTCTCGCATTAAGTAATGAACAAAAATATAAATCGAATCAATATGACAGAGTTACTATTATCGATGTTGAAGAATTTGCATTGATGGATCCGGCACAATATTTGCCGATGGAATCAGAAAAGTTTCTGTCGTTAGTTTCTACTATTGTTCGTAGTAGAAAGAATGTTAGTATTTGGTTTGTTGGTAATACAATCAGTAAATATAATCCATATTTTACATTGCTTAATATTAACATTGATAAGTTACAACTTAAACCCGGCGATTTGAAAATTATTCAACAGCCAGATTTAGGTTATGATGAATCGCCGTTGGTTGCTATTGAGTTTGCTGAAATGGCATATGAGGATATGAAAGAAATTCCGCGTGTGTTAAAAGTAGGACAGAATGATACAGCAACAAATGGTTTGTATGTAACTCCGCCTGATGTATTTTCAAAAGATAATGTTCAATTTGATAAACTTAATAAAACGTTTATTGTGCAGATTGGTAACCGTAAATTTAAGTTTAACATTTTTCCATGTTTTTGTTATTGGGAGTTGTGTTATGGCAAAGATAAAGCGTTACGTCCTGATATGCTAGTTAGAACAATGTGTTATGATAAAGGGAGGTATTTTTGGAATGTAATTGATAAATTAAATAAACGTCCTGACTTGTCGGAAAAGATTCCTACAGAAATGTATTATGATTCTGAGGAAACAAAACAATATGTTTATGAGAATGTAATAAGGGGTTGGAAATATGAGTCCAGAAGTATTTAATAACATTTGTAATAATGTTCATGAAGATATTGTAAATTTGCTTAATAGTAAAGCTAAAGAGTATGGGCCTGGTAGTGATAGATTTGAGCATAATAAAAAACTTGCAACACTGCTTGGTACAAATCCTATATTTGCCACAGTTTGTGAAGCAAGCAAACATTATATTACTATTTGTGATATGGCCAAATATCCTGAAGAATTTACCGTCGAAGAATGGAATGGTAGAATATATGATATGATTGCATACCTTTATATTATTATTGGTTTGTTAAACGACATATACGATATTTATAATCCGGAGACAAGAAAATGATTAGATATGTTGATAAGGTATTATATGAAAGCGATGATGCGAATAAGCTATATCGTTTGGTTTGCAATTCTGTAAATTCTGTAGGTGATAAAGTAGCAAACACTACTGAATTGCGTAATATTACTATGCGCCTTACTAATATGGATAATAATATTATTTATCCTAGAGCATCTATTGTTTATGCACTTGGTGAGTTAATTTGGTACTTTTCTGGAGACAATCATCTTGATTTTATCAACAAGTTTTCTTCAATCTGGAATCGGCTTTCTGACGATGGAAAAACTTGCAATAGCGCTTATGGATATTTGCTACAAGAAAAGTTTGGTTTTAATCAGATTGATACAATTATTCATCTGTTAAAAACAGATAACAATACTCGTCGTGCTGTGTTAAATCTTAATTATGCGAATAAGAGTGTTATTACAACTAAAGATGAACCGTGCACTGTTTGTATTCAATTTTTTATTCGTAACAATAAATTACATACTACAGTATATATGCGTTCGAATGATTTGTACACTGGTTTTCCGTATGATATTCTTTTCTTTACTGAGTTGACGAAATATATTGCGGTACAGTTAAATATTAAAACTGGTGAATATACGCACATCGTTGGTAGTTTACATTTTTATGATGAAAATAAAAGTAAATTACTCGCAGATGCAACAATGTCGCAGCCAGCACCTTATAAAATTAACATTATTAACTTGATAAATAATATTCGTTTTCTTGAGGCGTATTGTTGGGGGTTTATGAATAAATCAACACGACAGGAATTTCACGATACGCTTATTAAAATTTGTAAAATTAAGAAAATTTTGGAGGATATTTAATATGCATATTAAGATGTATAACTTTGGTGGACAAATGCCTATTCGAGCACATGAATATGATGCTGGTGCTGATGTTTTTCCTAAGGATTCGTTTACTATTACACCACATGAAACTAAAAAGATTCCTCTTGGAATTGGTATTGAAGTACCTGTCGGAATGACAGCATGTATTTTTCCTAGGTCTAGTCTTGGTAGCAAAGGTATTACGACCCATCTTGCACCGATCGACACCGGTTATACTGGTGAAATTCATGCAATCGTAACCAATACTTCCGATCGTGAATATCATATTGGAAAAAATGTCGCAGTTGGCCAGCTTGTTATGTTCCCTGTTATTCTTCCATATTACACCTTTGATAATATCAATAACAACCGTGGCAATGGTGCATTTGGTTCTACTGGTCATGCAGATGTTGAATGAAATTCATTATTGAGTATTAACAAGTGAAATACTTTCATATATCAAAAGGGGGCCCATAGGGCCCCTTATCTGGTATAATAATATTATAGAACGAGTGAATGATGTATGGTTTACCACGGCGAAGAGTCGTCATACATATTGTTCCCAAACGTGGAGTTTGGCCTCGTTCTATTATTTTATAAAGAAAGGAGGTATTTCCTATGGAGCTTTATGTTATTGTAGCTGGTTTCATTATTTTTGATATTGTAACCGGTTGCATTAAGGCTTCGTACAGTGGGAGTTTTGATAGTACAATCATGCGCCAAGGAGGTTATCATAAACTATCTGAAATTGTTGCGGTGATTGGTTCTGCATTGCTTGAGTACGCTTGCAAGACTGTAAATCTCGGAATTGATATTCCGCTGTTGAATGTCGTATCGGTTTACATTTGCGCTACTGAGTTAATCAGTATTATTGAAAATCTCAGTGTAGTGAATCCTTCTCTTGAAAAGTTTTTTAAGCCATATCTACAGAAATTGAAGGATAAGACAAATAATGAATAAACGACAATATTATGCGTTTGACTGTACTCTTCCTAATGTAAATTATGGAAATATTAAAATTTCTGAACATTTTGCATTACGTGAATTCAAATGTAACGACAATTCGCGAATGGTATTTATTGATTGTGAACTTATTGATGTTCTTGAGGATGTTCGAAATCACTTTGGTAAACCGGTGATTGTTAATTCTGGTTATCGAACTGTTGCATATAATGCAACACTTAAAGAATACTCAGCACCAGGTTCACAACACACACTTGGTAAAGCTGCCGATATTAAAATTGCTGGAATTGAACCAGCCGTAATTTATAATTACCTTTGTAGTAAATATCCTAGTAAATTTGGTATTGGTATCTACAACACATTTGTTCATGTCGATGTCCGTGATGTAAAGTCACGTTTTGACAAACGAACAAAATAATCAATGTAATGGAGTGGTTAAAATGGAACTTGCAGATTATAATGCAAAAACTCAGGAAATTCTTGCCCATCTTGATGACCAGGGTGCAGTAACTACAGCACTTGCTGAACTTACCACTGCATTCAATGAGGAAATCGCAGCACGGGCAACTGCCGAGAAAAAGGCGAGTGACTTAGAGAAAAAGAACAATAAACTGAAAGAAGACAATATGAATCTTTTTCTCCGTGTAACTGTTCCTGACAAAAACGAACCTGGTCCTATTGTAAGACCGGAAACTGATAACACATCTGTAGATTCGCTCTTTTCTAATGGGCGTCTTAATTTGAAAGGATGATATTTAATGGCAACTGCAACTGATGTCGTTCGCGCTGTTGTGGCATCTAATACCCTGCTTCGCGATAATATTTCGACTGACAATGGCGCTACTCTCCAGTCCATTGGCGGATCGATTTTGGCTTATACTCCTTATATGAACGCATTTATTGATACGCTGGTAAACCGGATTCTGTTCCAGGAAGTTCATGCTTCGGTTTATGAAAATCCTCTGCGTCTGTTTAAGGGAGCAGCAGTTCCTTATGGTACTGATGTTCAGGATTCTATTGCTAATCCTGCCGTCGCGACCCCTTATGATGCAACTGCAATGAGTGATATTCTGACTCCTCAGAATCCTGATGTAAAGACTGTGTATTACCGTCGTAATCGTCAGGACAAATACGCAGTTACGATTTACGATGAACAGCTTAAGGGTGCATTTGTTGAACCCGATGCGTTTAATCGTTTTGTTCAGATGATTCTGAATACGCTTACTTCTGGTGATAATATCGATGAATATGAGCTGATGCGGAGTCTGCTTACTAATGCACTGAATGATGGTAATATTAACAAAACTGATATTACTAATGGTAATGATCTGAAGGCGTATGCCGAAGATATTATTATCAACGCCCGGAGTAAGTTCCTGCAGTTCCAGTTCCCCAGTACTGCGCATAACTGTTATCTGAAAATGGCGACTGCACAGGGTGTGCAGAATCCTACTGCTCTGAAGACCTGGACCACTCCTGATCGTATTGCTGTTATTATGCGTGCTGATATTGCAGCTCTTACTGATGTGGATGTTCTGGCAAAGGCATTTAATATGTCTAAGGCAGAATTCCTTGGCCGTCAGGTTATTGTTGATAACTTCGGTACTGGCGACATTGCATCTAAGACTTTGGCTGTTGTTTGTGATGAGACTGCAATTCGTACTCACGACAATATGTTTAAGATGGCAAATACCGAATATAACGCCGCTACTCTGAGCCGTAAGTATTATCTCCATCATTGGGAGACTATGGCTTATTCGCCGCTTGCTAATGCACACGCATTTGTTGAAGCTTAATTAACCATTTCCACTCCTTTACATGGTAGGTACAAGATGGGCATCATGTACTGAGGGACTTAGGGATAGGGGTAATAAAGGAGATAAAAATATGTTTACACCAGAAACAAATCTTAGATTACTAAGTGTGCCGTTGGAATCAGATTATAGTAACACACTCTGGTTTCCAGATATTGCAAGTCAAACTGCATACTTTACTAATAAAATTGTAAAGACGTTTGATAATTTCAATTATATTAAAAAAGATAATACAATTGTAGTTACAGAAGAAATTGATAAACTTTACAACTGCAATTATATTATGTATAAAAACTCAAATTTCTCTACACGATGGTTTTATGCCTTTATCAATCGTATGGAGTGGGCCAGTAACAACAGTACAAGATTGTATGTTAGCACTGACGTTATTCAAACATGGTTTTTCGACATTACTTATTATCAGAGTTATGTTGACAGATGCCATTCTGATACAGATATTGCTGGTGACAACATTGTTCCAGAAGATTTTACCGATGCGAGTAATGGTGGTTACTCTCAAGTAGGCTCGCTTGACATGACGCCTAATAACATTTGGGTTTTTGCTACATCCACACCAAGCGGGACACCTATGGATGGTACTCTTGAAAGCGGTGTGTATTCTGGTTCTGGAAAAGTAATTGGTGTTACTACCTTAAATATTGAAACTCTTAATAGTCATTTACAAAGTTACGTCAATAATGGCACTGCAACGGCAGTATCTAAAATTCAGCAAAATACTGGTAAAAACGGAACCAGTATTTCTTTTGCAAAACACCCATCACATATTGACTGTGCGAGTGGAAACACACTTATCTCGTTCATTCCTACAAATAAAAAATTGCTATCTGGTGCATTTATTACAGCATACGTTCAGCTGTATGGCCAAGAACTAGAATTCAATCCAGAATTTATCGTAGGTGCAAATATTACAGGTACAATTATTGATGACCCTACTTCAGGTTCGGTTGGTTGCATGATTACCAATTATTCAACTGGTGCCATAACTAACTTACTGGTTTCTGCGACGATTCCAGAATGCACATGGGCGTACAATCAATACAAAAACGATTTTAATCTGCATTCGGGGTCTAACGCCATTTACAATAGACGTTCTGCTATTGAACGGAGTACAGCTAGAAATACTGCTTCTCTTAAAACAGCTATTGCCATTACTGACGCTGCTTCTACTACTGCAAATCAATTTAGCAATTATAACTTAGCAAAAATTGCACTTGGCGGTATAGGTGGCGCGGTTGGCGGTGCTCTTCATTCGGCCAGTTCTATTGCTTCAGGTGGTTTGAATGCTTATGAAACAGCACAAGAACAAAAAATCTGGGACTACAATGCAGACGCTATCACACAAGATTTAACAGCTATCAATGAAAGTTACAACGCACCTGCAACAGGCGGTGTATCTAGTAGTAATCTATATATAGCTGGTAGTAAAGCAACGTTATCTTATGGTTATAAAGTACCGCCTCTTGCCATAGCACAACGGTGCGATAAATTTCTCAGTGTATATGGCTATAAACAATCTGAATATAGAACGATCAATTTACATGCACGTTCTAACTGGACTTACATTCGAACTCTTGGCCTTAATGCATCTGGTAACTTTCCTGATGACGATATGAAAGTTATTAAACAGGTATTTGATAAGGGCATTTTCTTCTGGGCTTACACAGCACAATTCGGCAACTTTGACCAAGCTAATCCAATTGTATGAGGTGAGATAAATGGCTAAAACAAGTACTCCTGAACAAAATCTGGCAGCGCTCAAAAAGGCTACTGGAAAAGGTTCTGGAACTTATGCAACTATCAAACCTCAATATACTGGATCTTGGAATGATGATATTCAGCAATTATCAAAGATGACTGGTATCACCCCAGAAAAACTGTTAGAAATGAACCCATGGCTTACCACAAATAATTTTGTTGCTAATAATCATGGTTATAGTGTAATACGGTTATCTGGTAAAGATGATTCTGGAACTTCATCAACAGATGTTAATAATATCCCATCAGGTTATTATGCCACAAATTCATGGGTGTTTCCTCTCGGTGTCGGTACATGGTATTGCTCGACCGGATACAGTGATGCACACCGTGCATTGGATTTTACGACTGGCGTGCCCGGTAGAATCGCTGGTTCTCCAATATACGCTACAAAAGCAGGTACAGTTGTTCAAAATTACACCTCAGATTCTTGGGGCAACACTATTTTAATTCGTCATGATGATACAGCTGACTCAAACGGCAACTGTTATTATAGCAGATATGCCCACATGCTTTCTAAGGCTACACAAGAAATCGGATCTAAAATATCTCAAGGTGATAAACTAGGAGCAGTAGGCAATACCGGAAAAAGTAGCGGTTATCATCTTCACTTTCAACTTTATTTTACATCTGCGACCAGAACAGATTACACTAGTTTTAACGCAACAGCACCTTTTTCAGCAAACCCGAATTCTATTTCCGACTTCCCTGGAATACCATGGACTGAGAACAAGTATAATAAGGTCGATTATGTTAAATCACCGTATATCAGTGATGATGACATGAACGTTATCATTGGAGCTGTAAAAAATGATGGTTCCATAACGCAGTCACAGTTCGACCAAACGGTAAATTCTATTGCAGACAAAATCTGCCAAGGGCAAGGCGTAACAGCTGGTTCAGAACTAGAACAAATCGTTCATGATTTTGTTAAGAAACAACTAGACGGTCTAAAAGGAAAAGGTGAAGAAGCTGTTTATCAGCTAATCAGCGGCGGAAATTTCTACTATATTTTCGACACATTTTGTGAAAACGTGGTTCACAATGCAATATGGTACATCGAAAATAAAGTCGGAAAAACGTTAGTTACAGCTGGGTCTGAATTTGTTAGTGAAACGAAAGCAAATCTTAAAAAATGGGTTTTTGAAGCAACAAATCTTGACCCAGCAAGCGACACAGCGCGTGATCTAGGGATATATCTGGACGGATATGTTGACAACATCGTACAAAACGGCTGGTCTGTTGTACAAACAGCAATTAGCACTGGCGATGTCCGAACAGCATGTCAAGTGTTCTTAGATAATACCAAACGCGATAGCATTGACTTCATGTGTAATGTGACAGCACATAGTTGCGCGACAGCTATTGCATCATATATACCTACTATTGTACCAGACACAGACTCAGCTCAAATAGTTGTTGATTTGTCAATCGGCATAGTAAATGTAACTGTGCAATCAGTTGGCGGCGTTCTGAAGGGCGATATTTCAATTGCTCAAGCTGCTAAAAATATACTATCACAAGCAGTTATTTCAATTTCAAGTGCTATAATTACAAATTATATAATGCCGTATGTGCAAGATTTTGTCACAACAGCAGTTACACAAGGCATTATTCAATTATGCACAGAAGCCGGAATAACTATAGGCGGTAGTCTTGCACAAGGAATTGGAGCATTTGTTGGAGTAATAGTTGGTTATGCTATTGGACAATTACTTAGCTATCTTGTTCAAAAACTTGTTGGATATTTTACACAATGAGGTGATAAATAATGTACAAATACGATAATGAACTTGCTGAAAAAAACCTTGCAAATATTTTTTATGCAGTTTATTATTCTAAATTGAAAAATCTCGCATGTACTATGTTTAAGTGGAAAAATCTTCCTAAAACTGTAAACGAACGATTCCTTGAAGATTGTTTATTTAGATATGGTTATGCAGTATTTTTTGAAGCAAATATGGGACTTATGGCACTTCAAGCAACTCTTGAAGGTGTGAATTTCTACGATGAACCAGTAAACATTCGTCCTATTTCTCCGGTCACTACGTTCCCGCAAATTCCATTTAATGATTGCGTTCTTATTAGAAATACTCCCGACATGTATCCGACTATTATTACAACTCTTAAATACACACAAGAGTTGTATGATATTGATATGGCACGAGACATTAACATTAAAGCACAAAAAACACCAATCCTTATCCTTACAGATTTGAAACAAAAACAGACTGTACAAGCTATTTATCAAAAATATGATGGTAATACACCTGTTATTTATGGTAATAAAGATTCTTACGACCCGAACAGTTTTCGTGTTCTTAAAACTGATGCGCCGTTTGTAGCAGGACAACTCCAAGATATTAAAACAACTATCTATAATGAGTATTTGTCTATTCTTGGTATTGGTATTACAGAATTTAAGCGTGAACGTTCTATTACTGCGGAATCTGAACAATATACAGTTCAAGCAAATGCTCTAGCAAACATCGGTCTCAGTCAACGAAAAGCAGCATGTGAAAAAATCAACACTCTATTTCCACATCTTTTAGATGCTCCAGTTGATGTTGAACTTGCAGCGAATGTTGAAATCGGTGACTCCAAATTTAACTCTCGTAATGCATCTATCAGCTATACTTATGGTAGTAAAGAAGGTGGTAACTAATGGCTGTATACACAATTGAGCTTGATTCTTTAATTAAGTCGGGTTATGATATTGGACTTGCAGATTATCCACTTCCTAATTTCCTTAGAACTGATGACGAAAAGAATACATGGCGTGATGCACTGAATAAGAAAATTATTGCTCATTATCGGTTTAATGAAATTTGTTGTACTGCACCTGATAGGTTCAAACATTTTCTTAATACCACTATGAACGAAATTATGCCACTTAAGAATCTTATGTATCAAGCTCTTAACGGTGAATGGGAATTTAATACTGGTACTACTCTTACTGAAATTATCGCAGATACTAGTGCAAATAAACGTACCGGTAGCGATATTACTAGTACTGTAAATAGTGGTAGTAATACTAGCAATAATTATAATCTTGAAGTAAGTTCTGCAACTCCTGCTCAAATGCTTAATATTGAAACTGACATCGCTAACAATACTTATGCAGATGCGGCTTCTAAAAATAAAGCAAATGGTACAGAAACATCTACGAGTAACGGCAACACAACCACTACATACAATACCAACATTGATGACACCTACGGACGTAATCGTACCGTAACTGGTCTTAATGGAAAATCTTACATCGAACTTTTTAAGCAATATTCGGAAGCAATGAAAAATATTGATATGGAAGTTATTGCCGGACTGGCGCCTTGTTTTATGGGCGTCTTTTAATAAAATGGAGGTATTTATATGAGCAAATTTATTAGTTCCGCAGATACGAACATTACCGTTACTGGTGATGCGAGTTACACTATCAATGACATTCTGTTTATTAACACTGTCATTACGGCAAAGGGCATCGTCGCAGCAAACAGTAATGTATTGTACATTAACGTACCTAAGCTTGGTAATAAGGCTGAAGTTGGTTGGTTCAATACCGAATCTAGCCATTCTGCTACTGCCGCAGCGACTGTAAAATCTAGCACTGATGATACTGGTACCATCACTGTTAACAGTATTACGTTTGACGCTGCTACCGCTGTTGGACAGGAGTATGTTGTCGAAGGTTGGGTGAAACTTGCATGATTGACAACGAAAACGGTTTTGAAAACCTTGAAAAATCTGATTGGGAACAGCTTATTGATTCGTTCGTGACTATTCTCAAACTGATTAAGAAAATTATCGGAACGACTACGACCGCTTGTATTAGTTCCTTCCGTAAAAATTAAGCAGTGGGTGGGACGGTGGGTATAATATTTAAGGAGGTACATTATGGCAAATAAACCTGGCGAAGCCAATTTCTTCCCTGATGTTCCTGAATTTCCTAATATGGGTGTATTCCAACCTATTTATGGTAAGTTCGATTTGACGACTTACATTCAGGGTGCTAGTGACTATGAGATTATGGCTTTTCTGGTGGGCAAGTATAATGCCTGTCTGGAAGCGTATGGAAATATCACTAAGCTAAGCACTGATACGATTACTGCGTGCAAGCAATTGCAGAACTGGATTAACAGTTGGTTTACCAATCTGGATGTACAGGAAGAGATTAACAAGAAACTGGATAAAATGGTCGCTGACGGTAGCTTTGAAACTCTGATGCACAATGCATTTGACGCACAAGTTAACCAGCGGACTACTAATACGGTAACTGCTTGGCTAGTGGCTAATGTTACGCCGACTGGCAGCGCTGTTATTGTAGATAAAAGCCTTAGCATTGAAGGCGCGGCTGCGGACGCAAAAACAGTCGGAGATAACTGCCCCAATTACAAAGGCAAGCTACCAGAATCTTTTACGTCACTGAAAGAAATTAACATTACGTCCATTTACTTAATTACAAATGCTATAGCAACTACCCTAATTGATAGCCCAACCACAGTTGGCGGTCTAATTGAAACAATTATAAACTATAGCGGTAAAACATTACAGAGAAAACTACAAATATATTATACCAATAACAATGAACTATTTTTCAAGATTATTCCCTTTCAGGAAGCCATTGATACTGCTCCTTGGATTTGTTGCTCTAATCTAAACGTTAATTATATTCTTGACAACATTACTGACCTTAATGATATTTCAACTGGAATCGCCTATCAGATTACAACAGAAAAGGCAAAACTAATTAAAAATGTACCTGTTGAACAAGGTGGTATAGTGTTCACTATTTGTGGAACATACTACACTATTCAAATTTATTTAACTAATACGAGCATTTATTATAGAACAAAAATAGGTAATTTTACTAACTGGAATTTAATTTCACAAAACTACACTGTAATGCTTCTTGATAGCAAATATACAGACTTAAATGAACTAACTAATAAATCTGAAACTTGTCAGCTAACTACTGCACTTGCTACAACCATTGCTAATACTCCAACTAACAAAGCAGGTTTTTTAACCGTCACAGTTGGATATTATTATGTCACACAAGAATATGTTGATGTTGACGGTAATAGATTTTGGAGAAAACAACTTGCTAACAAATTCACTGAATGGACTGTCACAGGGCGTTCAACATACATTACAAATTATGCCTTTTTTGGCGATTCAATTACTGCCGGAGCTACAAGCAAATATGTCGATGGTGCAGCTACATATGTAGATGATAATCTCAACAATAGCTGGGTCAAAACGTTTTCTAAAGTGCGCTCTTTGAACGAATATAACTACGCTAAAATTGGAACTGGATATTTACAGACGTATCAGAACAATGATTCCATAAGCATGATTAACAATGCAAATCTAACTAACATTGATGCCGTTGTTTTGGCGTGGGGCTCAAATGATTGGGCACATGACTGCACACTTGGAACACCTAGTGATGCCGCCACAGAACAAACTGTATGCGGAAAAATTAAAGCTGTTGTAAATGCTATCCGAGCTAAAAACGGCAGCTGTAAAATTACTGCCATTTCTCCAATAAACAGAGCTGTCTATGGAAACCTTTCAACTAACTATGGATTAAATGGCAAAAATAAAGCCGTAGTTCCATATTCCATTAACGAATTAAACTTAGCTATGAAAGAAGTTTTTAATTCACTCGAAATTCCTTTAGTTGACAATACAATTAACGGTATCGTAACATCTTCTAATATTGCAACCGTATTACCTGATAAAACACATCCTACTATTGAGGTACAACAAAAACTTGGTATTGCTCTAGCATATAGCCCAATCTAAAGTATACAATATACATCATATAGTATAATCTAAAATGCACGATAGAATAGTAATTAACTGTTCTATCGTGTTTTTATAACCTACTATCACTTGTACACATCATTATCTCACCTCCATGTATCCATGTTTGGGTCTATTCCCCAATTTTGGTACATCATTGTATACAACGTTATATACATTCTTGTACACATCATTGTATACAACGTTATATACATTCTTGTACACATCATTATCTCACCTCCATGTATCCATGTTTGGGTCTATTCCCCAA